CAAGATCTGCAGATGTATTTGTACCATTCATACCAGCTGCAAGTAATGCAGTTAATACTGTGGTGTCGATTGTCTTCAAATAAGCTAGAGAGAGTTGATTTGTCAATTCCTCATAAAATCCAGGATAACCTGATCTTTCTAAAAGCTCAACGGAGAGCGTGTTCATACCACTGTACTTGGATACAGTTCCGCTCAAATATTGGCTGACCATATCTGTATTTGACACTGCGCCGCCTTCGGCTTCTACAGTTACAGTTGGTGCTACACCAGTTCCGCCACCACTTGAAGTGACAAGTGAAGGGATGTTGATGGTAAGACCAGTTGGGGGCAAAGTTCCCTGGCTGCAAGCATCAATAGCAGGTGTACCAAAGCGTGTATTAGTTACAAACTCTGTTAGATATTGTGTTGGATTAAATCCTAATCCGTTATTAGCAAAATCATCAGCAGCTGCAATAAATAACTTTGAGTCATCGTCGCCTAATGCTGCTTTGATTTTATGCTCTGTGTATCCACCCATTGATTGAATAGGTGTACGCACTTTTGTAGAAATATATGGTGCTGTGATTGTTGGGCGAGCAGCTTCTACTGTAGGAGTAGCAGCCTCTGCCTTTGCTTCTTGTGGCGCTGTTGCTAAATCTTCCACAGGAGCCTCGCTTTCTGTTGTTTGGTTTGTGTCCTCTGCTTCGTTTTCACTAGCAGCAACTTTAGTTACTTGTGCAGCGCTAAACGCTGGGCTTTCAACAAGGCTTACCTCTTTAAGGGTTGCACTTGTTACATATAAATAATCTTTTTTCTGAATTGACTTGTTTACGTCTACTCCAACAGATAAGCCATCGATTAACTGCTCGCCTGCAAGTATTAGGGCATCTTGGCCTTGCATTGATGCGCTGATTTTGAAGCTAGCGTAAATGCCATCCTCTGCCTGGTTAAATTTTTGCATTCTACCGATAGGGCGCTCTGGGCTGTGTTGCATAAGCATCTTGACCTTGCCTGGATCACCGATCTCAATTGAGCCTTTAGCAAAAACCACTTTACCTACTGAGGTATTGCCCACTTCTTCAAATGGCACGATCTTGCCAGCAATTACTCTGCGCTCATTGTCGGCGCTCTCTATGTGGCTACTGAATGTAAGTATCATCTTCTACTTCTCTCCCGTTAGGTGTCATTTGTTCCATTTCTTTGGCATCTTCAACATCGATTAAGCCAAGTGCTAACATTTTTTCTATCGCTTCTAAGCGCTTAATTGTGTCAGCTCTTAAAAACGATTCTTCTATAGCAAATTTAACTACGTGACCACGTGGGGTGATATCATCCATAGATAGTCGGTCTTCTATTGCACAAATGTAAGGTTGCAAAGTGTAAGAGACGTACTCTTTCCTAGAATCTAATATGTTTTGATAGGTCATACTATTGTTCATATCACTGCTCACCATAAATGGTGGTACGTTCATTGCCCTGGCGACCTGTGTCGAACTGTATTGGATGCTTTCTACGTAAGCCATTTCCTTTGGTGAAAATCCTGTAGTTTCATAAGATAAAGTAGAAGTTAAATATGCTGTAGATCTGTTTTGTCGGCTTTGCTTCCATTGTGCTAATAATCCTGATACTTGTTGTTCTGGTAAATCTGCGCCAGTGTTTTTAATGTAACCACTTGGCATAGGAGTTTGTGCAGATATAGCTGCGGCCTTTTCTAAATCTAATGCGCTTTGTATTGTGCGTGCAGCGGTTTGCAAAACTCCGCCGCCAGTTAATCCCTGGAAAGTAATAAGACTTCCAATGCCAGACATAGGCGCTCTTACACCATCGACAAAGTATTCTTCTATTTCTGTGCCAAATTTATTAGTGGTAAATGTAACTCGATTATTAGCAATCCATTCAAATCTTGATGGTCGCAAATCGTCTGCATACAATTCCGTAATACGCCAATAAGCGCAATTATAGAAAATCAAACTATCGACAGTCCAACTTATCGTGACGGATCTTGGTTGCCGATAGTCTGGTTGATCTAGCCAAAGAGGGTTCCCCAACTCCTCACCATTAGACTTTTTGTAAAGTTTTAATGGCAGGTATGAAATTACACCAGCTATAAGATTTCTGCAACGGCTAACTGTTGGTACTTGCATAGCAAAGTTACGATCTAATCCACCAGGGAAATTGCCGACACCAGTAGTAAATGAACCATAACCATAAGCTGTGTCCATAATGGCAGGGGCGTATTGCGCTTGGACAGATTCCGTTTTTTTATTTATACCCAAAGCAGACAATAAACCCATATAGGTATTTTATACCATAAGTCGGACATTTAGTGCAAGTTAGACAAAGATTTGCGCTGTTTGTTGTGGCTTGGTTAATTGGCTAACCACCATAGCTAGGCTGATCGCCGCTGTGACTTCTCCAGCTGATTTTCTACGGATGATTCTGAAACCAAAATCACTGGTCTTGGCTGCACAGTTATTTAAGTGCTGTACTAAGTCTGCTTGCCCACTATGAACCATTGTGCCTTGTGCTAGGGCGTTTGCAAGATCCGAGCAAGCCTGGTAGAAGCTCTGGCCGCTAATGTCTTGGATTTTCCAACCTGATAATTCTAATTTAGTGGCAACTGTTTGGGTAGCGTACTTATCAAAGCAAATAGTAGTTGGATGATACTTACGTGCCCACTCATTTATATCGCTTGCCATCTTCATCTCATCTATTGCTATATCGCTATACCAAAGCTGTGCAAGCCCAACCGCTATTTTGCCGTCTTTCATCTGGCCCATTACGAGCGCCCCCGATCGCCTTGTCGGTGCGATATCGAATGCCATAATTGTTTGAGGCCCAACAGGTATTTCCAGGGTGCTATCACTACACGCTTCAATAGATCCATACACCCAGGGGCTGACAGTAGAGTCGATCCACTGGCATAACATCTCAGTCCTTGTAGCTTCTATTGTGTTGGTCGCTACAGATTCTTCTAAGGTTTCTTCTGTAATTAAATAACCAAGTGCAGGGTTAGCCATAGCCCAGGCTTTTCTGTCGTGGATCTTACAGTGCTGTGGCGCTGACCATTCGTAATAACCTAAAGTGTCAGGTGGATACGATAATGCACGCTCTCTTAAATCATTAAGCACAGTGCTAAACCCATCGCCTGCGTTACTTGTCATAAAGGTCATCGCATTAGGTCTTGCACGTGTTACTGGTAGTGCAGCTGTAAACGCTTCTTCTGTCCATTCACGGATTTCATCTAAATATAAAAATCCAGCGGACTTACCTCTGGGTGCATCTCTAGTCGCTGCGGCTATTTCATACCTAGCGCCGTTTAATAATGTTATAGATTCTTGACCATTAGCCAGGCGTATCTGCTTTACTTGATCTTTTAAAAATTGATTGTCTTCGATCATATAAGCGACTTGCCTAAATGTATCAAGTGCCATATTTCGGTTTGAGGACATACCTAAAACGTTTTTAGTATCCCATAAGAATAGATGCGCCAGGATTAACATACGTGCTAGGTGAGTCTTGCCATTCTGTCTCGAAATCAACGCTATACCCAGCTTCTTCTTAAAGTTGCCTGTATCGTCGATAGTTAAAAGGTCATCAAGTAGCCAGCGTTGCCAGGGGATCAAGGGCAAGTTAATTTTCTCAGCTAGGTCTGCTACCTCTTGCGCTTTGCTATTACCTTTAAGTAAGGGCGTGTGGATTCTAGGCTCAGTGCTGCCAATTAGCCCGACCCCTCGTGAGGTCTGTTTTATTTCCGTATCATTTTGCATCGAAATCAAGCGTATCAGGTTTATTAAATGGTGAGTCTGGCACTGTTCGGATCGTCTCAGGGAGAGAAGGTTTCAGAAAGACAGGGGGGGTCGCCTTGCTGCTAAAAAAACGACCACCTTTAGCGCTATTACAGCTCTTACACATAGATTGCAAGTTATCAGGTGACCACATATCGCCACCCTTTACTCTAGGGATGATGTGATCTACTGTGTGTGCTGGTCTATTGCAGATAGCGCACTGCCACCCATCTCTGTCAAGTATGGTAATGCGTAGCTTCTTCCACTTGCCACTACCTATAGCACGCTCACTCATTAATGCCAGCCCTTACGCTTGAAGTGATCTAATGCTTTGCACATAGACCCAT